GCTGTCATTGCTGTCAGTGTTTCCTTGGTTGCCTTGGCCTGTCTGGCCTGATTAAAAACATCACGCAACACCTCAACTGTTTCAGCTTTGGTTGCCTCTGCTAACCAGTCACGGGTTTCTGGTTGTCGGTTTCGGATTTCCTCAGAGGATGCCACGCCCTTTTTTGTGTCTACGGCAAGAGCCGCAACCATAGCCCTGCCCCAAGCGGCTGTTTCGGCGTTCTGAACCTCTGAGTCTCTAGTAAATCTGGTGGGCCCTGGTACAGGCTCCCACGCTGTTCCAATCCCAGGGTTAGTGTCCTCAGGTGATCGGTATGCGGCGGCTGTGTAGACCACCCAATCCTTGCCACCAAAGTCAGATAAGAACTCTAGGCTGACTTGCCCCAGATTTCCGTCTGGGAACTTTTCACGAAACTCGACAATGCGTGAAGCTACATCTATGTAGTCCAGCGGTCCCTTGTAATCAGACATCAGCCAACCTCACTTCAATCTGGTCCGTTATGGTGAGCCAAATGTCTATGCCGCCAACCAGGATTGCCACCTGGTCAGGCATAAAGTAATCGGACCTGACACCTTGGACCTCTCCCACAATGTAAGTGTTCTCATTATTCGGGCGCTTGATTGTCAAATCAACCAAGTCACCAATGGTTAGTTCTTGGGGGTTCATTAGTTCCCTTTCTTAGTCACTAAAAACGGCGTTCCAGACCCTCTGGATTGCCGACTAAACATGTGCTGGCCGTTGACCATTCCACGCTTTGCATTTCCCATAGTATCAATAACCTCACTCTTGAGTGCAAGCGCCACAGCCTTGGCTTCAGATTCTGCCTCTAGTGCGGCGGCCAGATCAACACCAACATCACCTAACTCAACCTGTGAATCCTGAATGTTTGGGTTCATCCGCCTCACGCTTTCATAGGTGCTGGTTGATCCATCCCAATCTGGTGCCGTGTTTTCATCAACACACTCCAGGAATTGCTCCACCATCATCATGTCTGCCGATTGCTGGAACACATCAGCCTTGACCTCAAACTCACGATAGTCAGACCCGCCGATAAGAACAGCCACATAAGCCTTTTTCAGACCGAGGGTGCTCATGTACCACTGGACCTGCGTGAGGTAATAACTAGGCACACCATCAGCCCAATCATCTGGGTATTTTGCGGTCTTAATTTCCACCACGCTGAGGGTGCCGTCAGTTTCTACAGCTATTCCATCAACATTGGCAATCTGAAATGAGTGCTCCAGACTTTGCCAAGTGCCAACATCACGCTGAATAGTTAGCTCTGGGTGTTCATCTGCGAACTTGTCCAGCACTACGCCCTCAAGTCTGCGGCCCCATTCCATTGGTGGGCTGTCTGGTACATGATCAGGAATGTGCCCTGAGAACTTCGCCCAAGCCGTATAGGGTGACTCCCACTTATTGAGTCCGGCTATGGTGCCAACTAAGGACCCGCCCACCTTGCCCTTTCGTAGTTCATGCCACTCTGTCTGGGAGCTGTCAAAGGTTCCCAAGTGCTTTGCTGTTTGGATTTGCATGTTGTCCTTTCAATGTGTAATGATTTCACCATACACGAAAGGTAAGACATTGATAAAAGTAAATGATGTGGGCATCTGGGACATGAACTGTTCCAAGTGTCACACTATGTTCACCGAGCAAACCCCACAAATCCCCATGAGCATGTCAGAGTTGATGAAGCTTGGCTGGAAATACGGATGGATTATTAGCCGAGGACAGCATCAGTTCTGCTCAGGGTGCGGGAATGTTTGAGACCCGCTACTCTAGAGACCTTTGGAACCAACTGAATGAGGCCATTGAGGAATCTAAGGCAATTCCTGGATGCCGTGATAGCGATCCTGAGGCATGGTTTCCGCCTGAGACCCCAGGAATAGGGGCCGCCTACAATGTGGCCAGAAAACTCTGTGCCAAATGTCCTGTCCAGGCGCTTTGCCTTGAGTATGCCATTGCCAACAATGAGGCCCACGGGCTTTGGGGCGGGCTAACACACAGAGAGCGTGTGAAGCTGAAAAGGAAACTATAATTTAGGCACAAAAAAAAGACCCCCAGCAATTAGCTGAGGGTCTTTTTTGTTGGGGTAAGAGACAACCCCACCACGCCATTACACGGTGATGGGGTGTTAATTATTTAGGCTTTGGATTTAGCCACGATTGATGTTAGCACTGATAGCAGAGCGGCACCAGCTGAAACGCTGATCAGTCCAGCGTAGTCAATGCTAAATAGGCCAACACTTCCAGCTCCAAGGGACGCAATGGCCGCCTGTGCAAATGTCTTGATGGCTCTCTCGCCAGCGTAGCTCCAAAATTCTAGGGTCAAAATCTTCATGGTTCTAGGTCCTGTCTGTTATTTCTCTTGATGTCCTCAAAGGTTGCTGAGGCTGTGTAGGCGGTCACAATTATTGTCAGCAAAGCTATGCCGCCAGTGACCAGGTTATTACTCACGCCTGTGTCCCAGAAAAAGGTCAGGGCCCCAAACAGAATGATGGCAACTGCCAGCCTGTAAGCGCCGTAAATTAGCCGCCTCCTAAACTTCCAATTATCAGAGTCAGTCTTGGACTCACCACCTAGGAAAAACAACCCGTCTAGGGCGGTCTTTGCTATGCGTTTTATAGCGGCCTTTTGCAACACTTGCACACCTCTGGTTTCTTTTTCAGCTGTTTGTTTATGAACTTAGCTATGTCATACACCTTGCCGTAAAAGACCCCCTTGAGGGATGTGCTCAGCGTAATGTGCAAATGGGCCCCTCTGGATGCACTGCCCGTGTTTCCGCATCTCCCAGCTGGGTCACCCTTTTTTAGCATGTGACCTGGGGCCAGTCTGACCATACAAGTTGAGCCATCAGTGTGCTTTGAGGGCCCCTGACAATTTATGCCGTGAGCGTTGCAAGACAGGTGACAATAACCAATGTAATGAATCCCAGTTGATGCCGCCTGAATCATCACCCAGCCAAGAACATCAGACCACTGGACAGCCACGCACTCCCCGTCAGTGACGGCTGGAATAAGCGCATTAGCTCCAGGTGCGTAGTCAGTTCCCCTGTGCGGGTTAGTGCGCCTGACGGTCACGCCAAAGCGGCTGGTGATCGTGCTCTCGGGGAATGGGTGCTGCCACCTAGACAAGGTTGATGGTCCTGCCCACTTCAAATGAAGTGTTGAGCTTCATCAGCTGGAGGGCGTATTCGTGCCTGGTCATCCCCTCTGGGAGGTGTAGCTGGGCAACGGTCAGGATGTTTTCACGCTCAGCCATGATGTGGGTGGGTGCTTTTTGCGGCGGCAAAAATTCATCAGCGGGCACAAAATCCCAATCCCTGAACTCAGCATTGGGTGTGTTTTTCTTTTTAGTCATTAGCCTTTCCGTTTCTTTGGCTTGTATTTGCTCATAGCGTTCCCGTCAGTTGGTTGACAATTCCCAGCACGGCACCGACTAAAGCGGCCCAAGCTATCTTTTCAATCCAAGCATTTTTGGCTTGCTGAATTTCTAGCTGAGCAACCCGCTCAGGAACCGTGTCCAAGTAGCCAAGTTTGGCTGTGAGTTCAATTAGTAGGCGTTCATTTTCCAGTTGCTTTGAATAGAGCATTTGGAGAGTGACCCTAGCGTGAGGTTCTGGGGTTTCCATTACTCAGGTGCGATTTCTGGTTCTGGCTCTGGGCGAATAGCTGGGTGAGTATCGGGTGAGTTACCTGCAACCAATTCGCTTTCAGGGTCTACCAGTGAGGCGATAAACACTTCAGCCCAATCGGTTGCCTGAGCCGCATCTGCCCAAGGGGTTACATCTGGCCAGTCTGGCTGAAACATAAAAGGTGCGCCGCTATCGTTTGGGTTTTCGCTGTCCCAGATTCTGATTGCGTTTTCGGTGTCAATTTCAAAAGTGTAGCGAGTCATTGTTTTCTCTTTCTGTTAGGACAGTGTTGTAACGGGGGTCTTGAGTTCTAGGGATAAATACCCAGTCCCGTCAGTTGAGGTGGTGAGTTTTCCAGATACACCGACAGCAACATACAGCCCATCGCCGTGAGTCACGCCGTAGATATTAGTAGTCCCAAACCCTGATGTCCGAGTTGTCCAAGTAGTTCCATCGGGTGAGGTGGTGAGTTTTCCATCGTTACCGACAGCAACATACAACCCATCGCCGTAAGTCACGCCATAAATAGTAGTAGACCCAAACCCTGATGTCCGAGTTGTCCAAGTTGTGCCATCAGGTGAGGTGGTGAGTTTTCCAGATACACCGACAGCAACATACAGCCCATCGCCGTAAGTCACGAAGAAGATATTAGTAGTCCCAAACCCTGATGTTCTAGTTGTCCAAGTAGTTCCATCGGGTGAGGTGGTGAGTTTTCCAGATACACCGACAGCAACATACAGCCCATCGCCGTATGTCACGCCGTAGATATTAGTAGTCCCAAACCCTGATGTCCCAGTTGTCCAAGTAGTTCCATCAGTTGAGGTGGTGAGCTTTCCTGACTCACCGACAGCCACATACAGCCCATCGCCGTAAGTCACGCCCCAGATATCAGTAGACCCAAACCCTGATGTGCGAGTAGTCCAAGTAGTGCCGTCAGTTGAAGTGGTCAGTTTTCCATCAATACCGACAGCAACATACAACCCATCGCCGTAAGTCACATCACGGATAAGAGTAGACCCAAACCCTGATGTTCTAGTTGTCCAAGTAGTTCCATCAGTTGAGGTGGTGAGCTTTCCTGACTCACCGACAGCCACATACAGCCCATCGCCGTATGTCACGCCGTAGATATTAGCAGTCCCAAACCCTGATGTGCGAGATGTCCAAGTTATGCCATTAGTAGTGATTATTGAAGTAATAGTGCTTGCATAGTTTGCTAAGCCAGCACCATCTACAGCTACTCCACCAACAGTAACGGGAACCGTTGACTCATAACCATAAAGCCCTGCCGCTAGTGAAACGGTGTAAGTCCCTGCCGCTGGGATGTAGTAGTAATTGCCACCTGCGCCGCCGTCTGCCCAAGCTGGAACCCCAGAAACAACCGTCAAAACTTGGTC